TTTGTATCATCCATTACCACTTTAAACGAATATAAACCTTGTCTTTGTTGTACTGATTCTAAATATGGGTTTACTTGGCTTAAGAATGTGTTTCTTGTAGCTGCTGAATTTTGTTCAAATACTAAATTATCAGAAATTTGAGAAATAAATCCTTTAAGTGTAATTAATAATCTTCTAACATTTACTCTATCTAAAGCTGATGCTTGAGTTTGTAATGTTTTCTGACCAAATACTACAATTCCTTTTCCTGGGAATGATGCTATTGGATTTACTTTATCAATGTATAAACTATCTCTGTTAGCTTGTGTTAATTTACGTTCAGCTTGTCTTACTGTTCCTAAACCACCTCTATTTATACCTGCAGGTGCAAACCATGATTCTGATACGTTATCTGTGTAAGCATAAACTCCTGGAATTACTGTTGAAGCCGGAACCCATACTAATTGTCCTGAATTTGAATCTGTGATTTGTAACCAAGGCCAATATGATGCTGCATATGAAGTATCTAATGATGCTGCTCTAGTTCCAACTCCTGTTACTGTTGAACCATAATTTTCAAGATCCATTACTATGATTGCGTCTCCTCTATTTTCAGTGTTAGATATTAAAGTATCTAATTGAGTTTTGTGAGTAGCATTAGCGTAAATTAAACCTGGTGTAGAAATTATGTTATACTGATAATCATCTTTATTTGCTAATAAATTAATTGAATCTGTATAATCAGTACCTGCTAAACCTTGTGTATCTGTATTATTTATATTTTGGTTGAAGTTTTGACCATCTTTTACAATGTTACCTTCAGCACCCCCAAATGAACCACTTTGAGCAATTGGAATTGATCCAGTATATATATCTTTTGCAATTCCAGCATTGTCAAAATAATCTGGTGTTGGATTGTTTACAGATTTTACTCTTACATATCTTGAAGCATTTGGAAATGATCCTGATTCTTGTAGGTATGGATCTGATGTTCCAGCTCCTAATAAATTTGTTGTTGTGTCACCAATTACTCTAGCAATGTAGTTACTTGCTTTAGGGTCAAGAGAAACATTAGTAAATGATTCTAATACTGATTTAGAATTTGTAGTATCATTACCTTGTCTAATAATTAATGAAAATACACCTCTTGATAGGTTTGAATTTACTATTTCCCATCTTATATTATCTTTTGAACCTGATGGTAATACTCCCTTTGCTGTTTCTGTTGAAGTACTATTCATAACAGTACCTTCTCCAAGTGTTTCTAGCTCAAATACATTTGTAATTGAACCTGTAGTACCTGCTACTGCGGAAGAAGAAGCAGCTGAGAATGAACCTGAGGCTACTCTAGTTACTAAAAGTGATGTTCCAGCGTTTTGGAAATAATTAAATGCCGCATCAGAAGTTAAAAAACTATATTCATTTGAACCACTTAAGAAAGTACTACCAAAGGTAGCTAAATACTCACTATAAGTTGTTACTAGTGTTGGAATTCCTACTCTACCTAATACGGTTGGACCTATTAAAGCAGCACCTGCCTGTATAGGTTGGGCTGTTATTTGAGATTGGTCGTTTTCTCGTGCTAATACTCCTGGGGAGATTAATGTTTCTGCCATTGTGGGTTGTTTTGGTGATAAATATATTAAATTTACTTAAGAGTCTACTTATTAGGCAAAAATTCTCCAGATTCTAAAGAAATGGTTCCTTCACCATACTTATCTTCTAGTTTTTTTGCTAAAGTTGCTTCCTCTTGTTGGATTTTTTGGAAGTTAATTTTTAATTGTTCTTTTCTCAATTTTAAATTCATAATTTGAACTTCTGTTTCTCCTATGATTTCAGTAAGCTTTTTAAATTGTTCTTTTAATGCTTTTATATCACTGATTTCATCTTCTATTAAAACTTTTTTTCCCATTTTTTAATCTAATTTTGATGTGGTTTCTGTGTTAAATATAATTTGTGATTTGGTATTAAATTTCTTGAGAGCCGTTAATTCCTTTTGTATTGTATCAGGTACTATATACCCATATAGTTTTAAACTAAAGGTGGATGTTACTATTCTTTCACCTCCACTAACTAATGTCACAGGTGTTGCAAAAGAATCAATAGTTGCCTTAAATTGATAACGTTCAGGATTTCCCCAATAGCTATCAGATGCATAATTAATAGCTTCTATAATTTTGTTTAGTTGTTCAACATAGTAAGTTGAAGCAATAAAATCATATGTAATGTTAACATAATCAGGCATTACTACAGCATAATTTTGCTTTACTGGTTTTCTGTTATTTAATGCACTAAAATTATTGTAAGTATTTTGTGGGGAATATGATTTTTGAAAAATTTGAAGGTTATTAGGGTTATTAGCATCTAACTTATTGGCTAAACTTCTAACCTTTTCAATATTATTACGTTTAAAGGTAATAAGAGGCATCATTATTTTACCCTTTAAATCTCTGTAATATCCATCTTTCTGCACTTGTTTCCACCTTTCAGGAGAACCATAAATAAATGGAACTTTTTGTACTACTCCATTTTGTTTAACAGTAGGTTTAATTACATTATCCATGTAATACATGATAGCTTCATCTATTTCCTTAAACCCTAATGAAAAGGGTTTTGTTGTATCTCCTCTAAATGATGTCTGCTCACCTCTATTAAAGGTTTCAGAGGGGTTTGGGTTAGTAGTTTGAGAAAAACCTTCAGCACCCTCTGGTGGGTTGTAGGGTGTTATCTGTGAATTAAGTATCTCCCTTTGGGTTTTAGGGATTGGGGTTTTTCCTGTCTTAGCCATTAGATTAATCTTTCTTGTGTGATGCCTACTCTATCAGCAGGAACATAATGTGTTTCACAGATAACTGAAATGTTACTACCAAAATCTTCCAAATCTGGGTTCCAGTTTCCGGGTTGGTTAGGGTAGTCAGGGTTTTTACCCATAAAGTATTGGTTGGATGATACATTATCTACTTCATAATAACCTTCTTGATATAAGATAATATCTCCAACTTCAGGAACCAAATTTGCTCCATAATTATGATCAGAAGGTGCAAAATTTTCATTGAAATCTTCCCCAGCTGTTAGTAAGTCATCCCTAAGGAATTTAAATGTAGCACCCCAATTGAAGTCTGTACCTAAATCAGTTTCAGGATATTCTTGATCTTTTCTTTCAATTAAACAGTTTAAGAGAACAGGACCCATATAATATTTTTCTTCTGCGGCTTCACCATATAGGTTAACTTTAGTTTCTTCAATTTTATACTTATAAAAAGCACACTGTTGGGTGATAATATTGCCCATCAATTCTCGATTGACGTGTCTAAATAAACTTATATCTCTTTTCCCTCCAAATAATGCGCACATAATTATCCTATATAAATAGCCCTTGGGACCTTGTTTAATTCTTGTTCAACAAAATTACTTTCTGCGTTCCTTCGTTCTAATAATTTTTCTCTTGATGTTTCTCCTAAATAAGCTCTTAACCTATCAATTAATCTTTCCTTTTCACTAGTTGCAGCTGTAATTAGATCTCCTTGATTTAAAGTAACAGTATCTCCTGGGATTGGTACTGTTCCATATTTTCCACGAACATACCCTAACATTTCTTTACATAATGCTAAAGCATACTCAAATATCCAACTTCTACCAACAGAATTAATCCTGTTATAATTAGGATTTTTATAAGGAACATCATATATGTTTGATATGGTGCTACTTCCTCCTACTACAAATGAAGCGTCTGATCTTTCAGAATTAAGAATGTATTCAAAATACATCTTTGTTACTGAACCATTTGGGATTGGAAATATTCTTAAGTGATTATTATGCATCTCAAAGGAGAAATTAGATCTTCTGATCATATCATTCATTTCAATTTGCTGTATAACTTGTAAATCATAATTAAGAGGCATTAATGTAAAATTAACTGCTGGGGAGTATGAACCCCATCCAAAGCTATCCATCATACCCATATCTTGCATTCCAGTTCCTGCACTAGGATCAAAAAATCTTACAATAGCTGGGGGTGCTTCATAATATACTCTCATTATTTCAATATCATTATGCTTATAATGAGGTATATTTGTCTCAGCCCATGCTTCTAAATTATAATCCTGAACACCTGATGTTAAATCTATTGAACCCTTATGCCAATCTACATTTCCACCAGTACCTGCTTCTACACCATACTGTTCTGATATTTTGATTATTCTTCCTAAAGATGGGACTACGGTAGTATTTTCAATATCCATATGAGCCGAATCTGCTCCTTCTAGAGTTAGGTAATTATCTCTAGTTTGATAAGCATATAATTCATTTGCATAGATAGTAACTGCTTCTTCTAAGGCTGCATAGAAATTTAAATTTTGTAATTCAACATCTACAATAGGGTATCCTAATCTTCGGGCCGCAAATACCGCAAATTTATCTGCATCTATTTTAAATTCTACATCATTATCATAAAAACCAAAAGGTGTGTCTCCTGGGGAGAATGAACTAGATCCGGGCCATATTGCTACATTTGCCATTTTTTATTATTTTATTTTAAGCATTAACTACTACATATTCAACATCTATACTTGAACTCAAAGAATAGACTGTTACAAATTCTATACCCTGACCAAAAGTTCCATCGAATGCACTTCCAGTTATATTAGGGCTGGAGAATATGAGTGAAGATGTAGGAGCACATTCCATACTCCAATAACTTGCCCCACTACCATTATCCGAAGAAGTAAAATTAACTGCAAGTGAAGTCGCATTATCTAAATTACTAATTCTAACGTATTTCATACTACTTGAAGGAAATGTTCCAGGTCCAGGATCAACACCATTCACATTGATTAAACCAACAGCTCCTGATGATGATGGTGGAATAGTCATTACTCTTCTATCTACATTAGTTACGTTATTTATAGTTTGGAAGGTTTCATTAAGGGTTCTAATTCCTTTAACTACGTGTTCTTCTTTAATTTTTATTTGAAATGAAGTTGGTTCTATTGTAGATGACATTTTGTATTTTATTATAAATATTGGGGGGTATAGTTATAATTTAAAAATTGTAAAATCCCCCCAAAATTATGTTTAATTATTATTAATTTCTCTTACCTGATGAGCCTAAGGTTGCACCTCTTTCAAATGCTTCCTCATAAACCGCAATTAAGTCGTCAACAATAGGGTCTCTGTGGTTTTTCTGTAGGGTAATTGAACACATATTTTTTATTTTATTTGCTGCTGAGTATAGAAATCTAAATCCTGATTCTCTTCTGGATTTTAAGTCTACTTGGTAATCATCACCACATACTATCATTTTTGATCTTAAACCAATACGAGTAGCAATCATTTCCATTTGCTCATGAGTAACATTTTGAGCCTCATCAACAATAATACATGAATTTAAAAATGTTCTGCCTCGCATAAATGCCAAGGGAACTATTTCTATTTTATCATCTTCAATAAGTTTTTCTACTTTTTCCTTATCAAATAAAGCATACATATTTTGGTAAATAGGTTGAATCCAAGGATCCATTTTTTCTCTTAAGTCTCCAGGTAAAAAACCAATTTCTTCTTTAGATACTGTAGGTCTTGTTATGACTATTTTATCATAATGTCTCCTTAATAAACCATCTAACGCAACTTGACATGCTAGTAAGGTTTTACCTGATCCTGCTTTGCCTGCTAATACAGTTAGTGTATTATTTAATATATCATCTTTAGCTAACTTTTGTTCTTCATTTAGAGATAATTTAAACTTAATAGGGTTTTTAATTATTCTTTTCTGCTTGAAAACTTCATCTTCGTGGTGGTTTGAGGCCATGTTTTTAGTTTTTATTAGTTAATAATTGATATAATATTATTGTAGAATATACTAGTCAATAATTATAACATTTAATTATGTTAATTGCAAGAGTAAGTTGTTATTTAACGGGATAGAATGGCAATAAAACCATTAACTATTAATAATAACTTATTACTTTTACCTAGTAGCTCAACTACATTGTTAGTTTGATTATAAATATTAAATTTAAACTTAACTTTAATGTTTTTAGTATAAAATATTTATTAAACATAAAAAAGGGACGCAAAATGCGTCCCTCTTTATTATTTAACCTTATTATAATGAAAGATATTATAAAGTGTTTAATCCACTTACAATAATCTTACCGTAAAATTCTGGTCTAACCACTTTCTTAGCATAACGAGTTAATAGACCCTTTCTTGGTGTGAAAGTTTCTGGATCGTATACCATTGGAGTCATGATTAATGGAATGTATGGAGCGAATACGGCACCTGCTTCTAAGAACTGACCACCTCTGAATCCCATTAAAATGGTATTTTCAGTCATGTATGGGTTCTTATACACTGTATATCTAGCGTTTATAGCACCTGCTTTCTGTACACCAAATGCGTAAGAAGCTTTACTCACATCACCATCTGAATTACTAGCATATCCTGGAATTGATTCCAATATAGTAGCTACAGTTGGAGAACATACTAAGAAATTAGCACCACCTCTAAGAGTTTTCTGGTGTATAATGTTACTTAGTTTTTGCATTTTAGTTCCTAAAGTTTGGAACCATTGTCCTTGTGTGTTGTAGAAACCTGCAGTGTTTTCAGTAAATGCAGTTGCATCAGAATTGATTTGGTTGTTATTAATAGCTGACCAATATTCAGTTCCAGCAGCAGCTGATTCAACTAACATATCCATGATTTCAAGATCAATCTCTAAAGAGATATATTCACTCATGATTGAAGTTAATTCAGCTTCAGCATCTAGAGAATGGTAAGCATTTAAATCCTGAGCAAACTCTGGAGTCCAAACAGCTTTTAATTTTCTAGTTTTAGCAACTATTGCCTCACTACTCATCTGAACATTAATTTCAGGAATTGTGATTTGTGGTGCATTAAGAGCATTTAGGGAAGGGTTGTTATCTTCGAAATCACCTCTATCAGCATCTGTAGTTTGAAGTACGTATTCAACATTTGCTATACCAGCATCTTCGATATTATCTAATAAAGATGCAGTGGCAACGAATTGAACGTTTCCTCCAACTAATTTAGTGAAAGCTGATTCTTGAACACCTGCAGCTCCTGGTGTTGGGGTTCCATTATGTAATTGGAAAGCTCTAATTGCTTCTACATCAAAATTTAATAGAGCTGATGTTGGGAATGATATTGTTTTATATTCACCTGCAGCAGCTGAAGAAGAGAAATTAGAATCGAAATTCATAGTTGCCCAATCTGCTGCTCCTGTTGTAGCTGTATTTGCTGAAGATGAGTCATTAATAGAATAACTAAATCTACCAGCACCGTAAAGACCACCTGCATTTGTGTTACCAAATGTTCCGGCTGGATTTTCTGTTCCATATAAAGATGTACCTTGACTAAATGGAGATTTATTACTTCCATATTGGAAATCTAGGAAAAATACTAGACCTGAAGGAAGATTCATTGGTTGAACTGAAACGAATTCTTTCGCTGCTATTTGACCAAATACTTTTCTTACTAATGGTAAAGCTACTCCCGCCCATTGTGCACCTGTTCCAGGTGAGAATGAACCAGCATTACTACCACCACCGGTGTTTGAATTTTCAGTAACTAATTGCTTAGCTTGATTTTCTAGGATCATAGACATATTATTTTTCTCAGTTTCGCTTCCGATACCTTCTAATAATCCTGTCTTGTTCCATTTGTTAGCTAATCTTGCAGAATCACTTTGTAGTGATTTGTAAGGATTAGCACTTGATAAAAGGGAATTTAATTGTGACATTGTTTTGTTTTTGATTTTTTTTTAATTCTTAAATTGTTAAATTATTCCTGCTAGTTTTTTAAATCTTAAAACCATTTCATCTGATTCTACAATAGGTGCTTTCTTAGTTACCTTTGGAGCATGCGTTGGCTTTGAAGCAGATCCTCTAACACCTTCTTTTATTGTTTTCTTTGTAAAGGTGGAATTTTCACTAATAGTACTAAATACTATTTTTACTTCATTAACTGTAGCTGCTTTATCAAAAGCACTTAAAACTTTAGCCTTTTGAGACTCAGTCATGTTTGTTGATTTGAAGATTTTATTTGCATAAAGGAGTTTTGAGTTAAGTAAGTTAATTTCATTAAGTTCTGATCTTAGGGTAGCAACTGTTTCCATTGCTTCTTCTAAATCATCCTTTAAATCTTTTACCTCACCTAAATCTTCTACCTCAACATCTGTATCAGCAGCTTCGTCAATTGTTACTTCTTCTTCATCTTCCACTTCAATGTCGATGTCTTCATCTTCAGACTCTTCGTCTTCCATTTCAGCACCTTCACCAGCTTCTAACTCACCAGAGGCAACCATATCTGCTATTACATCTTCGATAAAATCTTTTAAATCGTCTTCTGACATATCTTCAATGTCGATGTCTTCATCGTCCATATCCATATCCATGTCTTCTTTCTCGTCTTCCATACCATCTAAGTAGCCTTCTTCTTCAGCATCCGTACGTTCGTCCTCTTTCAAGTCCTCTTTTTCGTCTTTCATACCGTCTAAATAGCCTTCTTCTTCAGCATCTGTACGAGCATCTTCGTGTAGATCTCCTTCGAGTTCTGCTAAGATTTCATCTAAATCTAAATCTTCTTCTTCCCTCATTTCTTCGGTTTCTTTTTCGGCAGTATTATCACCTTTTAAACCGTGTCTCATGTCGGGATCAGACATTTTTACTTCATCCATCTCGTCGTAACCTTCATCCATTTCTTCCTTATCCATTTCTTCTATTTTACTAGCAAACATGGCGTGGAGTTGTGGAGAGAAAGCTTCTTCAAGAGCGACTTTAGCGTTTGCAATTGCTGACTCTTTCATTGTTTTTGCGTCAGAGATTGCTTCTTTTAAAAATTCTCTATTCATTTTTCCTAAAATTTGTTTTGGGAACTACGTTTATTAATGGAAACGCAATGGGGGGTTTATATTGAATAATATAAATGCCATATAAAAGATGGCATATTGATAGCAATACATATGTAGAGGAACATTAAAATCGATGGAGGTAAAAAATACCCTCAAACAATTGTTAAAAATTGACAGAGGGTATAATTATTATTATAAAATAAAATATAATTAAATAGGACATTGCCCTTTAGAGCAAAGTATTTCTGATATAATTGTGTTTACTTTTAAGTAATTATCTTGGTTTGATAGGTCTAAACCTTCTTTTATTAGATGCATAAATGAATCGGGATTTGACGGAGTAGAAACAAAATCCCAACATAATAACTCAAAATCATCTTGTACTTCTAACACCCCACCAGTTTCCTGTAGTGAACCCATCCCACGAGATGACACACCTACAGTGATGTTTGATTCAATTAATGCTTTTAATATATTTCCATTAGGGGTAGGTAATATTTCTATTTTACCCATTACATTATTACCATCCCACCACATATCTGATATATTATGAGATACATTTTGCAAATTTATTACTGATGATTCGGGGTGGTCTAATTCACCCATTGCTCTATTTTCATCAACAAGAACTCTATATTTATCTATTTCTCTCTCCCATAAATCTTTAGAATAATAACGACCGTTACCATTTTTTATTTCAGCTGTAGCTAATATTCCTTCTACTATAGGGTTACCACGTTTAGAAGTTACTCCTTCTGTGAGTGATACTGGGTTGGATTTAAAAAGCTGTGTTTCGATAAGGATCTTCTTCATAGTTTTAATTTACTTTCTAATTATATATCTTCTTTTGATAAATCTTCGTCTACTATTTCAGTTGTTGAGTATTTTTTACCACATATTTTCTCATATACCTTTTCCATCCCCGCTTTTTTCTTTTCAAGAAGTTTAACTTCGCGTTGCATTTCCTTCATTTTATTCTTATCTACTAACTCAGATAAACCTTCATCTTCAGTAACTCTAGAGATTCTTTCATTTTTACTTGAAATGATTTCTCCTAAAGCATCAATCTGCATTTCTAAAGTGGCAATTTTACCATTTTTTTCAATTTCAGATAACTTAGAATCAGTAGTTTCTTTTTTAACTTTTTTCTTTTTAACTTTTGGAGTAGGTTTTTCACCTAATGGTAAACCTTCATATAAACTTAATAATGAAATTGGTTCTTTATTTTCTTTAATTTCTAGATATCCCGTACCAACGTCTCCCTTAGGGAAGTCTTTTTTAGTAGCTTCTCCGTATCCACCACCTTTACCAGCATCTTTAACCATTTTACCTTTACCTAGGCCTGGTAGTTCTTCTTTATATCCAATCCCTTCAATACCAAATTGAGCTTCTTCAACATAAAATAAAGGATTTTTTTCTAAATTCTTTTTTACTATGTCTTTTAATTCTTGCTCTGTTTTATCTGCATTTTTAGGATTTTTCATTTCTGTATAATAACCACGAAGGTATTCTTCAAAATTCATGTTATCAACATCATTTTTATCCTTATAATCATACCCCGCAGTTTCTAAATCCGTTACTTCTTTAGTAGGTTTTTTCTCTACTGACTTTGCTTCCTCAGCTACCAAGTTCATATTTTCATCAAAGATAGAAAACCAATCTGGGTTATTGTTTTTAGTAGAATTACCCATACCTAATGGGATACCTTCTGTAATTATATGTCCGTGTTTTAGACTTGCTATAGTTTCTTTTAAAGAAGCTGCATTACGAACCATGTTAGGAAATTGAGTTTTTGCTGCTTTTTGGAATATTTCGCTATTACCCTTTCCTTTTTTAATTAGGTTATATTGCTCCTGTAGTGTTTTTTGTTTCATTTTATTCTCCTTTTAGTAATTTTTTTATGTCTTGAATATAATCTAAAATTAAATCAGTTGGTTTTAGCACATTATATGATGAGTCATTGCCATTATAGTATTCTATAGTTTCATTTTTAGCATTACTTAACATCTTATAAATATCATTAAGTTGTTGTTCTATTTGGTCAAATGCACCTATTCTCTCAGATTGAAATTCTTTAGGTGTTTGTGCTTCTTGAAATAATTGCTTTACTTCTAAACCAGAATCCTTAATTTTTTTAGGTACTAATTTGTATTTGAATTGTTTTACGTATGTGTTATCTTTCACCCCATCAGACCCTGCTTTAGGACCAGGTCCTAGTGAAGCACCTACCCCTTCTTTAACTTCTTTATATCCTAATTCTTTATATGCTTTGTCATTTGGTTTTTGACCTTTTAATCTAAAAGCATAAGGGGTTGCATACTGCATCCCAGTTCCACCCGTAAATGAAGATGAACCTGCTCCACCCCCTGTTGTAGACATTTCCTCTAGGGTATTTTTAACCTGAGCATATTGTTCAGGGTAAAATTTCCTTAAATGGGTTCTGTATTTGTTAAATACATCTTTTAATTCTCTATAAACTGTTCTAATTTCTTGATCACTTCTAGCTTCATCCCGACCCATTAACTGTTTTAATGATTTAACAGCATCAGCCATTTTCTTTAAAGAATCACTAAAACTTGCTAATTCAATTACAGTAGATTCAGTTCCCCCAGTAGAAGAATCTATATCCGATGTTTTATAGTAAGTAGTTAAATCATTAGTCCAAAAATCATTCTCAACATCAATAGGACCATAGACATCTTCTATCCGTTTGAGAAACTCGGGATTTAAATCTTTAGCTTTTTTACGTTCGTTTAATTTACCCATTTGATGATGTAAGTTCTTGTAAGAGTTGGTGATATTGGAGCAAATCTACTAAATGGTTATTCTTTATTGTGTGCCTTTTATCTAATTCTACTAAAAACTTAGAAATTTCTTGAAGTTTAATTTTAATGGAATCTGAAGTAGTTTTATTTATTTCTAATACCAGTTTTTCTTGAATATACCTTATTTCAGAATTATAAAATTCCTTTAATTTAGGAGTTGAATCCACACATTCAATAAATTCTTTTAAAATATTTTTCTGTCTAGTGTTTAAATCTGAGTATTTGGTATTAAACTTTTCCAACATAATTTTATAAGTTAATGTACGAAGATCATTATCATAAGATTTAAATTCTTCAATTACATCATCTTTAACCCCTCCCCTTTCAACGGGTGATGAGGTAAGATGTTCTAATAAATTAACTTTGTTATCTATAATCTGGTTAGGGTCGGTTGGTTTATCTGTAGCATATATCTCAAGTAAAGTATAAAGTGATGCTTGAGATTTATAATCATAAAGTTTGGTTTTAAACAAATCTTCAACATTATAATGAGTTTTTAACTCCTTGATAAGATTATACTTTTCTTTTCTTAATCTAGTACGATTAAGTTTTTTTGATGATTCAACTACTGTGGTTAAAACTATATTAGCTTTACTTTCACTAATGTTTTTGCTTTTAAATACGGCTTCATATAGTTTATATTCTTTACCTAATTCAGTGTTGACGAAATATTTTTTTAATATTCCCACTGCAGGTGAATTATTACCAGATAGTGTATCGGATGTAATCCGTTTTACTAGTACTTCAAAAAGGATACCTGTGTTTTTGAATTTGGAGTGTTTTATATACATCAATACTTATTTATTTATAAATATGTTAAAATTACTATTATTTAATATTAGATTCATCGAGGAGTGGACTTTCTGTTTCTTTTTGTTCAAATACTAACTGTTTTTTACTAAAAGGAATATCTTTTAACATATCTTTATGTTTAAGAGCTGTTAAGTTCTCTAATGAAAGTGGTGAACCGCCTTTAAAATTAGTTTTTAAACTGTTATTATCATTAGCATCTTTTTTCATACCCGCAGATCCTAATCTATCTTTCCCAAAATTATCATCTTGAGTATTTCGGGAACTTGCTTTTTCTTTTGGACGACCTAAATCCTTATCCTCATCATTGTATCCTTTAGGTAAATTGGCAGGGTCTGAATCTACACGACCTTGACCATATAGTGAAGCTAAATCATGAGGTGTACCATATGATTTACCTGTATCTACTGGATCATTACCTTCAGCTTCAATTTGACTTAGACGGAATTTACGTTTAGCATCTTCTCTAACTAAATCTCTAAATTCATCATATTGATCTTCACTTAAATGGAAGACATTATCATAAATCCAATCTGTAGGGAATAAATTACTGTCCGTCATTTCTTTAGCTAGATTCATTTTCTCTTGCATCAATGCTACCCTTTCTTGATCATAAATGATTGAAGGGTTTGTTAATGATATTGTGAAATTAGCTAATTGTTCATCCCTATAACCTTGGGTGTATAAATGGACCAAAGCAATTTTAGTTAATTCAGACACCATAATTCTTTGTATACGTTCAATTGTACGTGCGAATCTAATATCTTGAGCTGCTAAAGTAGCTTTACCATCAGTATTTTCATCATAACCCATAAATGCCTTAGGTACTTTAAGAGCTGCAAATAATTTATCTCTTAAATACTCAACATCTTGAATTCCATCCCACTGCATACCATTAGCAGTGTCTATTTTTGTTGACTGATCATTTCCTCTAACTGGTATGTAGTAATCTTCTAAAAGATTCTGCATGTTATATTTTAGGTTATACTCACCTGTATTATGATCAATGTAAGGGGTACGTTTAAGTTTACTTAATGTTTTTTCCATAAAAGCATCTACCTCATTTGGAGGTATTGAACCTACATTCATATAGAAAATACGTTTTTCAGGTGCTCTAACAATTCTATGGATTAACATTGCGTCTTCCATTAATGTGTACTGTTTAAACAGTTTACGTGCAGGTTCAATGTAACTTCTACCATAAGGTAGAAAATTCATATCTGATATTAAACGGAAGTGAGCCATTTCATAATTGTCAAATATAATACTTCTACCATTCGATTCTTGGTTTGGAACACTAGTATAACCATAATCTGAAGCATCAACTCCATCTGGTTGGAATCTATATTTTACTTCTGTTGGGTTGTCTTTTGTACCACCTTCTAACCTTTCAATGTGGAATGCCGTGTAAGGGATAACATTATATACACCAAACTTTTCAGCAATTTCTAATTTAAGGAAGAAATCACCATACTTACACATATTACGAATCCAAGGCCAAAGATTAAATTCTATATTTAATACATCATAGAATAAGTTGTATAGGATTTTTTGTATATCTTCATCAGAAGAACGAATAGATAATACTTCACCCATATCATTCTTAAGTGTAGACTCATCAGCTACAATGTCAAGTGCAGAAGCTATAATTGCATCTGTATCCATGGCATCATAATCAGAATATAATGAAGGTCTTAAATATTGATAATTAAAATTAGTTTGCTGACCATATAGAGATGTGGAGGAATTAGTATAGATTTTATTAAACCTATCCACTAGAGAATTGGTTTCTAGTTCTCCGGATTGTTGTATTTGGTTTACATCGAATACTTTAAGTTGATTTCCGCCAACGTTACGTATAACCACATCAGTGGAGAATAATCTTTGTAGTCTTGAAAATAAGCCTTTATCTGCCATTTTTTTTAATTTTTATTATTTTATAAAAGCCATTTAATGCTTTCGTTCTTACCCCCAATTTCTTGGGTGTAGGGGTTATCTACTGAATTTGATGAGTAACCACCACTATAACTAACAGTGCTTGATTTTACACTACCTAATGTTGCACGAGCCATATCTATACTCTGTTGTTGAAATTTTAGTGATGTATCTCGCAGGAACATACCAACCCCAAATGGCATAACCAAGTCATCATTGTAGCCACTTTGAGCTTCTGGTCTTCCATTTTTCCAAATGAAGACTTTCATTTCCTCTAGTAGTCGTTTTGAGCGGATTGTTACGGATTTATCACCAACAAATTCTCTAAATTTATTTATACATAGAGGTCTTGTTCTTTTTGACATTGTGAATCCTGGTACCATTTCACTATTACCCTCATATACTTTAAGGTAAGAGTGTGCCGTTAGTTGGTCTGATTTGGGGGAGTGGTATAAATTTCTATATCCTCTTTCTTGGATTGCATCTAGTGTTGCCCAACCAATGGTAGCATTTTCTACTACTAACATTGCGTTGTTATATTCTGTGGCTAAACCTGTTAGGAAATAACCAAACTCTTTAGGTGGTAATTGACCTTTATACTCTGCTACTTGAGTGTTAGATGTAATATCAAGCACATGACAACCCGAGTAATCCTTACCATCACCTCGAGCAACATCTGCTACAACCATATACTCTCTTGAGTAGTCAGTAGATTCCCAGACCCATAAATTTTGATCTGCTCCCCTTTTTTCTAGGGGATCTTGAATAGTTGTTGATTTTATAAATTCTATCCACTCAGAGTGGAATACTGTGTCTCCTGATGTGCTGAAATCGCAATCACATTCTTGGGATGCTAGTCTAGGATCACCTAATAGTTCATCTTGTCTTTTTCTCCAAGCTTCATCCCTTTCAGGGTGAACCCACCATGGGAGTTTAATGGGTACAAAGTCATTTTCATTGTTTTCTGCTGAAACCCATGTTTTATGGAACCAATTTCCAGTACCATAAGGTGTACTTAATACTATAGCACCTCCACCAGTTGCTAAGGTTTGTTGTGCTGAAGCCCAAGTTTCTGCAATATTATCAATAAAAGCAGCTTCATCTATTATTAGGAGAGAAACGGCTTCTGATCTGGCAGCGTCAGCGTTTGAAGATTTGGCTGCTACTTTAGATCCATTAGATAATCTTAAGGATAATTTATTATTTTCAACCGAATCTACTTTAAGCCATGAAGGTAAATTTTCCCACATGAATTGGACTTTTGTTACTAAATTTCGGGCTGTTGCTTGTGTAGTTGCTAGGGCTAATATGTTTTTGTCTTTACTGAAAGTCATTAACCATAAGGAATAACCAGCAGCTAGAGTAGATATACCTAATTGTCGTGATTTTAATATGGCACTGTAATCATTATTTTGAAATAAATTTAGTACTTTTTCTTGAAATGGGTATAGATTGAATAATACTCTACCTCTTTGTGGGTGTTGAATATGGCAATATTTTTTCATAAAATGTACTGGGTCTTTAGCACATTTGAGATATTCCTTTCTTATTATATGTTTTAAATCGCTGCTCATTTTCCTATTTTCCAGTATAACTTAAATCCTAATACAGGTTTAAAATTTTGGTTAATTCCTAATCCTAAACCATATATGTGGTATTTTTTATTTTTAAAAAGTACTTCACCACCTAAGTGTGAAATTTGATTTTTTCTCCCATATACACCTAAACCCCAATAAAATTCATTTTTATTAGTATAAATTGTGTTTGTTATTGTTGAAGTTGGAATTAATATGTTAGTTTTAATATCTCGTGATAAAATTGAGTTAAGCGATATTGTATCGTTAATAACAGCATAGCCTAATGTATCTATATGTAATGTATCTGTATAGAAATATTTAGTATAATAATCTTTTAAAATTGCTAATGTATCAATGTCAGAAGGTATAGTATCTACTTTAGTTATATACTTAGTTTTCCACTTAGGAATATAACTAATCTTTTCACTAATAACAGTATCATATCTTACTATAGTATTAGTTATTATAGTAGGTTCTATGGGGTGTGATTTTTTACCCCCACAATTACGATTAAGTAGTATGATTGCTACTAAAACTACAATAAGTAGAGTTTGAAGATTTTTAAAGAAGTCCTTCAAGTTCTTTTTTTATTTTTGAAAGTGATTTTAGACGATCTTTTAATTTTTCCTTTTCAGGACCATCTTCCATTTTTTTCCACTTATTTACTACTCTTTTCATCTCACTAGCAGTTTCTCCTAATTTATTAGCTATGGTTGTAACAGAATCACCTTTCTTAGCTCCTTTGGATGCTTTTTTATCCATTTCGTCGTCATCCATTTCTTCAACTTCATTTATCCCATCAAAATCTCTTTGTTTTAAAGCAGCCATAATAGCATAAACAGCATCTTGTTCTGTATAGTCATATTGTTTAGCCATTGATTTAATAAAACGATCTAATGATTTTACTACTTCAGGATTTAAAGATTCAGTGGTTAGTTCTTTAGTTTTTTCTAATTCCTTATTTAACTCAGCTTGAGCAGATGTTTTACCTTTTATGTCTTCTGCACTTTCTTCTGAAAGTATGGATTTAATTTCAGTTTGAATTTGGTAATATAATGGAGATTTTTTCATTGTGGTGAATTTTTTATTATAAATATCAAGAGAAGATGGCTTGTTTAACTAATTTTATACGTTCTTCGGTTGAACCCTCAATTTTAGTTAAATTTTTAATCTTACTATTGTATTTAAGAGTTAAAAGTTGTATAGAGCTGTCTATCTTAGTTCTATAATCTACATCAGTTTCCCTAACCCCATTATCCTCCATCTCAACACCCTTAGGTGAAACATAGAAAATATGGTCGTATTCACTTAGCATATGAGATGCAAATTGACAAAAATCATCCGCCTCTACATAATTCATTGAGTCTGAGTTATTAGCAAAAGCCATTACATCAATAATAGTTCTGTCTGTTATAATGTTATCTTGTATTAACTCACTAGCTCTTTCTGCAAGAAATACTGCTTGACCTTTTACAGTACTATCTGTATTTAAGGGAATACCCATTTGCATAAGATGTTTAGAACGCTCTGTTCTAAATTTATAATATTTAAATTCAGGCAATTCAGCTAAAGCATTAACCAAAGTTGTTTTACCTACTGACATTGTGCCACAAAAACCTATTTTCATTTTTTTATTTTTTTAATGTTATTGTTTGTGATAAGGTACACCTTCTCTATTATTTAATGTTTCCTTATAAGTTTCTAAATCATACTCAATACCATAAATATAATATTTTTTCTTTAGTGGGCTTTTTTCACCTTTAATAGGTTTAATTGCAGGACCATCCCAACTATGATGCTTCCAATTTTCTTCACCTTGTATTTTTATTAAAAAATGGTGGGCTCCTTGATTTTTAATTTTTTTATATTGGTATAACTTTTCTGACATTTCGTTTATTTTTTAAAAATTTATAATATCTCCTGTTTCATAATTATTTACTGGAGTAGGTTTTAGTAATTGTTCTGCTACTAATGTACCTTGTGCTCCTGACACTGTTATTCCTCTTGCACTTAATGCATCACCTACAAAGTGAACATTAGGGTATTTTGTTAGACTTAAATCCTCATAATTTACTAATGGTTCAGGTGATAGATACTTTACTTCAGGCACATAAATCCCCCAATCATCTTCTAATGTTGGAAATACTTTTTTCATGTCACTGATAAAATCTGTGATATATTCAAAATATCCCCCAAATGCTTCAGATACTACCTGTAATCCCATCCAATCTATTTGATGAGCACTTACATCTACACCTTCAGAGGTTGTTGATGGTTTACGAGAAGGACTGTAATATAATCCTGTTCCATGAGCATTTACTTTAGATACTAATTCTCTAGACCAAT